ACTTCATTATTTTCTACTTCAGTTACTTCACCTACATAATAACAGTCGCCATCTTCAACATCCCTTATAATATCACCTATTTTGAATTCCATGTTATTTTATTAATTCGTAATCCTCATTTTTGTAGTCCTCATAATGTTCGCCTACTTCTATTTTTAAACTATCCTTACAATACTTTAACGTTTGCCATACTGATTTGAAACTAATACCCGTGCATTTTTGTATTTGGCGTGTACTCATTCCGGTATCTCGGTAAAGTTCATATAATAGTTTGTCGTACCAATGCCAACTGTTTACTGTTTCGTTTATTTTTATTTCTAATTGCTTTTGAGCGTTCGTCTTTTCGTATGGATTACCTTCATCTACTAACTGAATTGCTTCCGTTATATCGACTTTCTGTAGCCTTTGTTTACTCTTTTCGAAGTCATAATACATATTTCGTAAAACAATCCATACAAAACCCTTATAAATAGTTCCGTTGCGGTAAAATCGTTCTTTGTTTTCGTGTTTTGCTAACTTTAAATACATCTCTTGAACTATATCTTCAGCTAAATAATACTCTCCAAACGAGCGCACAACTTTAATCCAGTGTTTATGGTCTGCGTAAAGGTCATTTAAAAATTTATTAGTCTGCAAGTATCAAAAGTAATAAACAAAATAAAACAACTATTAAACCACCTAAAACACGAACTATGCTTTTACCCATTTCTACCTCATTAAACAACCACTTCTTGTACTTTATACTCGGAACATTCCAAATAAAAAGCAAAACAGCCCTATCCAAAAAGAATAAGGCTATTATGAAAGGAAATAAAAGTATCGTTAAATATTTCACCCGACTAAGTTATGCAATTTTCTTTTATAGTTCAACAAACGACCTAAACCACGTGAACAAAGTTCTAACCTATCCGTGTATTTTTGAGCTAAATTAGGTAAATAACCTTTGTTTGCTGTCTTAATAAAGTCGCTTAACATTCTCATTCGTGTTTGCATTCCTTGTATCATATCGTCAACTATTCCAATACGGTCTTCTACCTCTTCTTTATCTAAGGCTACTCCTTTGCCGTCGCATGACATACAAGTAAAGTCAACAGGATTTTGTTCATAAGGAATGTGCGTATCGTTTAAATCAATAGTTACATAACCATCTCCACCACACTCAGGGCAATTCATAAATAAGTTTTTCATAATTGTTAGTTTTAATTGTTGAACAAATATAATAATACTTTTTAATATAACAACAAAAAGAATAAAAAAAAGCGGAATTTTTTACGTTCCGCACTTTTGACTTTGCCGAGCCTTTGTAGTCAGGGGAGGACTCGAACCCCCAGCGCCCTGTTCATATCTTTACAAGGGAGCACCTGATAATGGCTGCGTTACCCATACTTCGCATCCTGACTAACCTTTTATTTACTAAAGAACTCTCCCAGCTTTTCTATTGATCTACTGGATAAACTACTTCCACTCATGAATTTATGTAAGTTAGGTTGTCTAATCTCTACTAACTTAGAAAAAGCGTTAAGGCTTAATTCGTGTTTTTGTAGGTATTGTTTAACCATTGCCCGTGTTACTTCATTCGCTTCGCTTAATACTTGTGCTGCGTAATTCATAAGTTACCTAAAAAATCGTCAAAGTCTTTATTGCCATAACTTGGTTTTCCAGCTGTTGGCTTTGCTTGTTCCTGAACTGGTTTAAAACTTAGGCTTTGAAACTTTCCTTTTTGTCCGTCTTTTACCCATGCTGAAACATAATATTCAATACCGCCTATTGTAGCTTTTCCCTGATAATGTGGGTGCGTTTCCTTTTCTCTTTTGTCGTTAGTAAATAACGCTCCGCTGTTGTCTCTCTTTTCCATTTTTACTTTGTTTTTAAATTTCGTCTTTATTTGGGTCTTCCGTGTTTTCTAACGCCCATATTAATTGGTCGGCTGCTAATATTGCCCATTCAGCTGTTTTCTCAAATGTAAGGTCTTTATCACTAATTAAACCTTGTAATGCCATTGCCGCGAACCAATCGCGTTTTGTTAATTCTTGTCCTTCTTTCATTTTACTTTGTTTTAATATATAACCTTTTAAATCTTTCAACCGAACAACAAAACTCCGTTATAGGGTTTGTTTCATATTGTCTTATAGTTTCGTACCAAAGTTTATCTTTTTTAAAGTCTTTGATTTGTACTATTTGCTCTCGGGTCGTGTTTTTGTAGTAACCCATTACTTTTAAATCTTCATTCATAATTCTAAAATTAAATTGTTATAATATACTCTTGCTAACTCTATTCGTTCTTTAATTTGTTCTATTACACTTTCGTCTTTTGCTATTTTAAAGACTTTCACGCGTTTTTCTTTTGGTATATGGTCAAAGTTATGTTTAGACTGTACAAAGTCTCTTACATCCAAACTTTCATCAATTAACCCTTGTTTCCAATGTTCTCTTCTAACTTCATCTTCTACAATTTGAAAAGGTGTATTGATTAGGCAGTAACATAATAACGCTTCGTCTTTTCCTGTTAACCACATATATCCCTGAAGTTGATAGTAATAATCTTTGTTCGGACATTCGCTTTCAAAAAACGGAAAGGTAGTTGCATCCCAACTGCATTTTACATCCAAAAGAATTTCATTCGTGTTTACGTCTGGAGTTCCAGTTAAATAATCGTTGTTTAGGTTTTCTTCATTCTTGTAAATAAAGCCTAAATTCAACACATCGTTAACAAGTTCTATTCCATCGTTTTCTACTTCGTTACCTTTATCCGTGTATCTACTCCAAAACTCTTTACGGATTCCGTATTTATGTTCAATCGCAAGTTCTTGAATGTAGGTCTTTGTAGTTTTAGAAAGAACCTCCCCTTTTGTTTTGGGGAGACTCATTATTTTTCCTATTTGTGAAGCTCGTATTTTCATATCAGTAACAATGCTTTTTGTTGTAATTCAGTTAATTCAAACTTCGCTTGTAGCTGTTCAATACTAAATTCCCCGTTACGTATTGCTTCAACAGCTTTTTCAAAACGTTCACTATCTATTTTTTCCGCTTTCTTGTTGTTTTTTGAATCAGGGTCGCTTTCAGTTTCGTCAATTAAGAACAAACCATTTAAAGCGTATTTACGAGCGTAACTTGAAGCAGTACCAGTACATTGTTCAGATGACATTCCTTTGTGTTCGCTAAGCTCTGCCCATCCTAAAACTTCCGCTATACCACCTTCGCATTTTAACGTTGCTGTAGCTTTTAAAAATAACTTGTTGCCTACTTGTTCAATGCTATCACTAAGGATTAACGTTGCTCCGTGTTTTAGTAAGATAGGTTTAACGGATTCTAATATTTGTTCAGCACTTCGATATTTGTAATTTCCGAACTTGTTTAAACTTCCTTTTGGGCATTTTAATTCTGCCTGAATTTCTAATAACTTTTTCATAATATAAATTTTAATTGTTTGACAAATATAACTATTCTTTTTAATATAACAATGGATAAATGTTAAATTTTATGATATTTTTCTTTTGCTGCTAAATATGCGTTTCGCGCTTTTTCTTCAGTTTTATGTAAACCCAAATAAATTACTTTATTATTCAACCTTATATCAGCTCTATATTTATTTGCATTTTTATCAAAATAATACCCTTTTGCTGTATTCCTATTCCATTGGTTTTGATTACGTGTAACACTTCTTAAATTACAAATCCTATTGTCATCACGTATTCCATTTATATGGTCAAGTTGTTCAACACATTTTTTATAAACCCAGTACCAAGCAAATTGATGACCTGAAAGAATATAAATTTTTTTATTTAATGCAATGCCAATTTGAATATATCCATATTTGTTATTTGATTTTGATATTTTACCATATCGATTATAAATAAATCCAGTTTCACTATTATAAGTAAATCCTCTTTCAATAGCAAGTTTACATCTTTCTTCTCGTGTCATAATTTAAGTTTTAATTGTTGGTTCAAATATAGTTATTCTTTTTAATATAACTCTAATTGTTTAATCTTTTTTTTCCTTGTGTCCATCTTCCTAATTTTACTGAATGTAAACAATTTTCACTTTGCGTGCACCATTCTAAATTTTTAATGCAATTGTCTTTTTTATCTGAATTTATATGATTGACAAATGGTTTATTATATTGATTTTCAATAAAAGCTTCTGCTATAATTCTATGAAGCATAATTCTTTTTGATTGATTATTTTTAGTTAATTTAATTCTTAAATATCCTTTACCGTTATCTATTGGTTTTAAATAATAATTATCAAGATATGCTTTATTAACCCCTCTAAAATTTCCAATTCGTTTTACATTACCTAAATTACTAACCTGATATAATCCCTCATAAGCAATTACATCTTTCCAAATTTCTGTTGCCATAAAATAAAAAAGCCTTAGTGCTTTCGAGGTTGCGGTCTCTACTAACACTAAGGTCTTAAATACGTTTCTAAATGTAGCCGCAACTCTACAAAACAAATATATTAATTATTTTCTAATTCTTTGCATTTTAATTTATATTTCTGCATCAATTCTTTTAGTTCTTCTTTGCTAAACTTTCTTTCAATTTTCGCTAAGGAATCAATTTCGTTTAATTTTTCTATTCCATATCTTTCTACAAACCCTAATCGATAATTATTTATATCACCTGCTTTATCTTTATTGCAAGGTCTTGAACATTGAGCGTTTACATTGAATTCGTTAAATCTTAAATTTGAATGACCTCCTGCGCTCCACATATGCCCAGCATCCACGTTACCTTCTTTGAGTTTCTTTTGGCAGCTTATGCAGTTTTGTCCTTTATCTCGTAATCTGATATATTTATTAAATATTATTTGAGTAGCTTTTATTAGTTCTTGGATAGTTTCTAAGTCGTTCTTCATTTTCTGCTTTTTAACCTTCCATACTTTCGCCTTTTCGGATTCTACCCAAACACGGACGCATTCATCGTTTAAGCAGTATTTCTGAAGAAAGCGGATAGGCTCAAATGGTTGTTTGCAGTTTTTACACTTCATAATTCGTAATTTTTGGTTTGTAATTGTAGTTGCAAATCAAGAACCTTAAATTTTTCTTCTTGAAGTAACTTTTCAAGTCTAAAATTTTGCTGTAATGCTGCTCTTAGTTCCTTTTCCATAGCATCGTAACTAATCTTTACTTCTTGTAAGTCTGCCAAACTACGTTCCATTGAGTTAATTAAATCAGTTCTATGTTCGTGTTTTTGTTTGATTTCTTCAAGGCTTATTTTAATCTTTAAATAAGTAGTATCTAAGTTTACTTTACCTGTTATAATAGTTAGTTCGTCCATTTATTCGTGTTTTTGCTTAGTTTAATATTCAATACTACAAGAGTTTCCACAATCTGATTCAAAATCAAATAAATCATTTTCGTAAATATACTCATCAGTTGCTTTTCTAAATGGTTGTTTAGCGTGTTCAATTATTTGTTGTATTGATTCATTCATTCTGCCAAAATAAGCACCGCCACTTTTTACCATTTCATTATATTGGTCTTTTCCTTCAATCGGAACCAAAGAATATTTATGTTCCATTTCATTCCACCAAATTAACTTATCAGGGTTTTCAATTGCTATTGTCATTCGTTTGCGTTTAGATTTTTCAAAACAAAATTCGCAATTGCCCTCATAACCTTTTATATTTAATTTAATTGGTTCTTTGCTCCAAAACTTATTTCTTAACCTGCTATCAATTCCATTTTCAAATGGTGGGTAAAATGTATTGTTTTCTTTGTAGCTTTCCGAAACCCTATCTATTTCATCAGTTCTAATTCCCAAGGCTAAACACCAATTATTTACACCAAACAAATCATTTGCATATTTTTCTAAAGGAACTAATTTTAATTCTCGATTGCACCATTTATTAACTCTACTTGGTATTCCGTATTTTTTTATTCCATTTTCAAATATTTTTCCTTTTAAATCTAACTTATCAAATGAAGTAATTTTATAGCTTGTTCCTTTGTGTTTATTTGGGTTTATAATAGCTTCTAACCAAACTAAATTTAAATTATAATACTTATCACATTCATTCATAAATTCAAGGCTTCTAATATCTTCTTTACCTGTATTCAAAAACACGTTAACAACATTACATTCAGGATACCACTCTTTCATTTTAATAGCCATCATTACTGATGTTAAACCCGCACTTGTAGCGCAAATAATATTATTACTTGTTTTCATAATTAAAAAGGTATATCGTTATTTTTCATCTTTTCGCTAAACGAAAGTAATTCTTTTCCGTTTACTATATCGGGTTCAATTAAAGGAAGTTGTTTTGAAACCGTTTCTTTTTGTAACGGGTTGGTTTTTGGTCTAACTGACTTCAAAGGGTCAACTCCATTAATTACAAAACCTAACCCCGAATTAAAATCAAACATAATAGGGTCATTCAATGCAGTATGTTTACCTCCCGTATCCATATCTTTAACTTTCTCAACGTTTACCCAAGTGCAGTATTTCATTGTTTCGTGTTTTACTAAGCGATGTATTACAAACAAGTCATCACAACGATTACTAAACGCTTTACCTCCTTCGATGTGGTCTTTTAAAGGTGCTTTTAAATGCCCTTTATATTCGCCTTCCTGATAAACGTTACCACTTCGACCGCTTTCACTATTCGGGTGCGTGTTTATGTAAATTGTAACTCCAAACTTATTACAGAAATCACGGCAAGTATTTAAGAAATTGTAATTGCTTTGAAAATCCATTTGCCTATCCAACCCAGTGAATGGGTCAATCAATGCTACATTACATTCGCTTTCTTCAAACAACTTTAATAGTTCATTTGGTTTGTATAGTTCTTTATTGCTTATGAACTTAAATTGTTGTTCAAGTATTGTAACACCCGTTTGAATTTGTTGGTAGGTTAAATCTTTGAATTTTATTCCGTAATACATTTGTAGTAAATCACGAAGTATTGTAGCTTTCTTATTTTCACCGCTCCAAATGCAAAACTTTAAATCGTGTTTAAGTGCCAACGTTAAGAAATACCAATTTATCCAATACGTCTTACCAACGTTATCGTGTCCGAGAATGATGTTTAGTTGATTAGGTTTAAAACGAATATATTCGTCTAAATCGCAACCGATTGAAAGACCGTCTTTTATTTTTCCGTCTTTATAATCGAGCAAGTATTGTAGGCAGTCACCTTCTTTTGTTATCATTTGTTAGGTTTTAGGAATCCGAGTTTAATTGCTTTTAGTTCTTCAGGTGCAATACCTTCGGTTTCATATTGTTTAGGGTTTCTACTATGCCACGTTGACAATCTTTGCTTAATACCAAAAGTTTTTTCCTTTTCAAATCTAAGTTTTTTATCATTTTCTCCGTGTTCACTCCAATAATTAAAAAAGTCACGTAACATTTGTTTTGGATATTCTTCAACATATTCAGTAAGTGAATCGTAAAACTTGATTTTACGTTCTTCTATTGTTATTTGTTTCTTTGTTTCTTGTTTATTTATACTACTATTGCTTTCACCTTGCTTTGTTACGTGCTTTATCATTGCTTTATCAAGTGCTTTATCAGGTGCTTTATTAAAATTTGATATGGCAACTATATTACTTGAATATTGATTTTTACTTTTTTCAATCAAGTTTATAAACCCAAACTCCACTAAATCATTCAGCGTATTTATATAAGTGTTATAACTTCTTATTCCAATAGCTTCCTTTGCCATAGTTGTAGGAAGTCCAAATTTTTCTTTCCAACCTAATCGATTACAATGTTCAATAATAAAAAAATAAAGTGCCGTATGGTTTGGATTGATTCGCTCAGGATTCTCAAAGCTCCAGTCAAACCATTTTCTACTTAAATCATATCCGTTCATTTTTTAAATTTTAGTAATAAAAAAACCCCTTAAAATCCTGTGCATCCTACCTCACATTCATTTAAAGGGTCAATAATACCTTACGAGTTTATAATGTAGGATGAACTCGAAAACAAATATAATACTTATTTTTTAATCTTCTTCAAAATTCTTGTAATAATTTCTTGATATGTTAACACGGATTCTCCACCGCTTTATTTTACGATAGTCAATCTTTTGTTTAGGGTTGTAGATTATAAAGGTCATAGCTTTTCAATTTCGTGTTTTACTTGTTCCCAATAATATTCTTGTGTATATTGTTCAATTAAATTATCTGACGTTTCTGTATATACAATAACAATTGGGTGGTTTAATTTTAATATCTCATCAATTGCAATTAATGCACATAGTTTAGCTAAGTTTATATCATATTCAAATATAGTCTGATGACACCATTTTCTTCCGTTATCAATTGCAGGTAGTTGTAATAAATATTTTTCAACTAACTGAGTCGCTTTATCTTTTGGTGTCATAGCTTTTCTATTTCGTTTACTACATTTTTCCAATACTTTATACGTTCTACGTCCAACGTTTCTCTAATCATAGAATGAGATAAATATATTGCGCATTCTTTTGCTTTCTTATAATCTCTTAAATTCAATTCAATAAAGAAGTGTTGAACTAAACTAAATGCTTCGTCTTTTGGT